CCCATAATGATGATTTTATCCACCAGAAAAGCTTCCTCTCCCGGTGCCCATCCCCAGACATACATCTCAAAACGGTTTCGCTGCGAGTCAATGCCCGCCGTCAGATAAACCACCCGGGCAGGCACCGCCGCCGTGTAACGCACAACCTTATCCATCAGTACCTGGTGATCGAGTTTTTCGCCCACGGCCTCTTCCCAGGTCTCGCCCAGCGTGGTGTTCACAAAGGTTTTCAGGCCGTTGGGATCTTTCAGTGCATCCAGCCAGTCATAGACTATCTGTACCCAGGTGGTGAACGGACTGTACGCTGTCCAGATATGGAACGTGATGGAGCGCGGCGGCGGAATTTCATTATCCGCGGCGCTGAAAAACGTCAGACCGTCACGGGTCCACATCCCCGTGTTTTCACAGATCCACCGCCCGTTGCTCTGGTCAAGCTCAGACTGATGGATCACGCAGCCATGATGTTCACAGAGGTAGAAAACGCTTTCGGGGCTGTCCTTCTCCCATTTAAGGCCAAAAGGCGTGGATTCATCGCCAAATTTCAGATACTGCTCCTCCCCACAGTGTGGGCAGGGCACATAAAAACGCATGAAATGCGCCGACTCGTTGGCCGCTTTTTCGATCTGGCAGGTGCCTTTGATTTTAGGCGTCGAGCCGCGAATGGATTTGGGCCATACAGAGCCCTCAATACGTTTATCCCCAAGCAGGGTTGGCGAACCCTCTTTTTCGACATCCGGTTCGAACGAGGAAAGTTCGTCATAGCAGACCACGTCCACGGATTTTTCACGGTAGTTTTTAGCGGCAGCCCCGCCCAGGCACCAGAAGCCCACGCCCGATGAAAAACGTTTCAGCGTGAGGGTATTATCACGATGTTTACGCCCAAACCACGGTGCAAGATCGAGTAAAACCGGCACATCCCTGATCGTGGGTTCCACATGAGATTTCATAAAATCTTCAGCAGCAGAATCCGTGGGCTGGAAAAGAAGGCTGTTGCGTGATTTATGCTCAATAAAATAAGCCTCCACTCCCAGCAACATCTTTGTATAACCAACACGGGCAGATTTAATCAGATTAACAGTGCGGATCCGGTCATTCCCCATGCTGTTCATGATGGCAACCTGAAACGGCAGTGTTTCCCACCGCCCCGGGGTGTAAGATGACTCTTTCGGAAGGTAATAATGTCGATCTGCCCACTGAACTGTCGTCAGAGGGACAGGAATTTTTAGCGCAAGGAGGCCGGTTGCTATCGCTCCTGCAGAATTAGCCGCCCTCAGTTCGTCTGAAATCATCAATCCACCTGCGCACATTCTCACCGGCTTCAGAAGCCACATCGGATGCTTTCGCGATTTCAGTTTTCACAGCATCAAGATGTACGGGTGATATATCAGGGTATTTACGCTGCAGTGTCTGAGGGACACGGACAAGGATCCCTGATATATTCTGTGCCACTCGCTGAAAGATGTAGGTAAATAACTCCGTCTCGAGGACAAGGCCTTCCTCACGAGCATTTTTCAGCTCCTGTGCATCGGCCTGTGCCTTCGTCAGTCGGTAACGTTCGTAATCAATGGTGCCGGGCTGAAGGTCTGATTCGCTGGCAGCCCTCAAATCCTCGATCTCTTTACGGAGTTTTTCGTTTTCAATATCAGCTTCCCTCTGCGCATACCACTGAATGGCAGCAGTTGTATCAAAAACTGATTCAGTCCCTTTCCCTCCACCAGAAACTAGTGGTAACCCCTGACTCTGCCAGGCGGTGATGGTCCTGACATCAACGCCAAAAATATCGGCCAGTTTTTTCTTATTGACGTTCATACACTCCCCCGGGAACCAGAAAGGATCTGAAAATGGCGTTTTCTAACAAAAACAGCCTTTGTCAGATCCTTTTATATTTTTAAAATTCTATTGATAATCAATCAGTTAAAAAGAAGAAGAACGGATCTGATTTTTCCCTAAAAATTTTCATAAATAGCGAAAACCCGCGAGGTCGCCGCCCCGTAACGGTCTGGATCACCGGAAAGGACCCGCCAACGACTTTCGCGTGCAGGCATTAAAAATTTTGCAGTTCCATGCCTAGTTGAAACCTCGATTTCTATAACATCCAATTTTGTAAATTTAGATATAGCTCAACTTTTCCCAATGTTTTCAAGTGTATAAAAACAATTGGCGTTACGCCATAACACTATACTTAGGATAAGTAAAGATTTTAAGGAGTTTTAATGAGTCAACATCAATATTATCCACAGCTGAAATGGAAGCCTGCTGAATATGAATCTCTGATGCTTTTAGATCAAACTACGCTCTCTGGTTTTACTCCGATCATTACCATTCCAGACATAGACTGGGATTATGAAAACGAATGCTACAAGAAGAGTTTGAGTTCTTACTTATCTGACTTCGGTATTAACCTTGCGGCATCCTGGAAAGCCAATCGTCCTGTTTTGCTGGATGTTAAATATTTAGATAAACATGGTTCGAGCCGCCATCATCCTCTAGATATGTGTATCCAAGATGCTAGAGTAAATGGTAAGGAAATTATCCCTGTTGTTTCTCCCGCATATTCAACAAACTATATACATGCTGTTCAACGCAACTTAATCAATGGGCTCGCTATATCTATCACCCCCCAGACATGGCACCAATTCACAAGTCTGGTTAACCACTTAAATATTCATCCTAGTTTAATTGATGTAATCATTGATTTTGGAGATATTCAAAACGCAACTGATAGTTTAAAACAACAAGCATTAAGCATGGTCAACACATTATCAGGCCAAGCTCCGTGGAGAAACTTGATTTTATCTTCAACCGCATACCCAGCATCACAGGCAGGGATACCGCAACATCAAGTTCATCATATTCCGCGCCATGAATACGATCTTTGGATGTACGTAGTACAGAATTTTAGCAATGGAAGAACGCCAAGTTTTAGTGATTATCCCACCGCTAGCTCTACCATTACGAGCGTAGACCCACGCTTCATGTCTCAGTATGTCTCAGTGAGATATTCGAACGATACCTCATGGATCTTTGTAAAAGGTACCGCAGTTAAAGGAAATGGATGGGGCCAAACTAAAAACTTATGTACTACCCTTGTTAGTTCGCCAGAGTATCAAGTCTTTGGTTCCAAATTTAGTTGGGGGGATGATTACATTTACCAAAGATCATTAGGCGCTAACAAATCTGGCGGCTCTAAAGAATGGCGTAAAGTTGCACATACGCACCATATTACGTTAGTCGTGAGACAGCTTTATTGGTTGGCGCAGACTCAGCCTGCCAAGCCTTAACTTTCCAGCCTACGCGTTTCTTTAAGGCTGTTCTGACTTCAAGCCTGAGATTCGCTATTGGAATATTTTCCGCAATAATATTCCATAACTCAAATCGGGGCTTGCTTTTGATTCCTTTGGAATAGCCCCATCGTTCAAGTACGTCGATACATTCATCTTTCCAAAGCAATTGAGCGAGCATCAATGTGTCATGGTTTCGATTAAGCTTTTCTCCACGCATGTGCTTTATAAGAATGGCGCCTTTTGGCCCAACAGAAACCGTTTTAACGCCCCACCAACCTGGGATTAACTTTAATGCTCCCTCAAGATGTTTCTCAGCTACGACAAGAGTAACCTTGTCCATTACAGAAGAATAATGCTTGATTTGAAGAGGCAAACGCTCCAAAGAGTCATATTCACTTTTGAGCTCGTACCCGTGTATAACACCATTTATTACAGCAATGTCTGCTCTACTGGCGCCAAGGGATATGGAAAATTCATCGACCACAAGGCAGTCTGGATCTAAATGCGATTCTTTCAAAAGCTTATGATGCACCGCGAACCTAACATCTTGATCTTTCATGACTTCTCCTTACTCCCTCCGTTATTGAATTATAGCGCACTGCATTTTACTGCATTTGAGAGATTTGACCACTTCAATCACAAAATGCTTATCTGCAGCAACAAGATTCATAGCCATACGACTATGGTGATTACCTTTTGTCTGGAAAACTGACCATTCCACGAAGATCAGATAGGTCTATAGAATCTTGGTTTGTCATAGCGTTCGCCTTACTTTGAGATGAACCTTTGCTGCATAGGAGATCAGCCCGTCAAGGCTCACCAGCACTAACTGACTACTCAAAGGCTCATTCCAAAGGGTTTGGTTCGACGTGGTTGAGTGCACTGCGGTGCGCGGTGAAATACCTGTACAAAAATGCCCCGCATCTGCGAGGCATTTTCCTGAAAGTCACGTATTAAATTTCAGTGAAATTAAAATTATTTTAAGCACTGCGTCCTGATGTACTCCTGCAGGTAGTTGACCTGCGCGGTTATCTTGTCGATTCCACTTCGGAGACGGTAATAATTGAGTTCAGCATCTGCTGTAAGTCTTGGGCTTTCTCCATTGCCCATGCCGCTGGCTCCGGTCGTTGACTTTGCACAGGTAGCGGCGACTTGCAGGCGCTTACGCCCAGCAGAAACATCAGCACGGAGGCTTTCGATAGTCGCGTTAGCATCAGCAAGCTCCTTTGTATATCTGGCATCGAGTTCTGCTACGTCACGTTGACGCTTCTGCATATCAGCGATTGTGGATGTGGCTTTATCGCGCTGCTCTTTGTAGGTTATGGCGTTATCACGGTAATGATTCAGCCCCAGACTAAGCGCACCACAGGCCACCAGCAGGGCAATGATGACCACGCACAGTACGCGGTTCATTTCACCACCAGCGTATCTGACCGATGAAATAACCGGAGGCCATAATCACAAACACCAGCCAGATAAGAATGAACTTCCAGGTGGATAATTTTTCAGCCATCACTCGAATCTCCCGAATCAGTTTGCTAAAATCAAACACACTTTCTCCTTTGACTTTTCCGGAGTCAGGAAACACAAAACCCCGCTTGCAGCCAACAAACGGGGTTTTTACTTTTATTCACTTACGTTTCGCCAGTTCGCAGGATTTCGTGTTATCCGTCCGTGTGAGCAAACCGCATTTTTCAGCAAAATATTCTGCTTATCTGTCAATTCCCCAGCACGCCAGCGCACTCTCCTGGTCGCGACGGGATACCTGACCGTAACAGTTGTTTGAGCGAATACGGCAGTCTCTGCCACCGTCCTTAATCCACCAGCGAATCGCCTCACACGCTCCCCTGCGATCACCTGCATTAATTCGTTTATAAAACGTCGACGGAAAACACTTACCGGGGCCAATGTTGTACGGACAGAATGACGCGATCCCCGCTTTCTGGGGTTCGGTCAGCGGCACTCTGATGTTTTTCTCCACCCATGCCAGCGCCTTATCACGCTCAATGGCGTTAACCCGGTCGCATTTTTCCTTCGACAACTTCATGCCCGGAACGACAGGTTTGCCATCCACCAGGATGGCACCGCGGCAGATGGTCCAGATACCCGCGCCATCACGGTATGCCGTGGTGTGGTTACCTTCCTTTTCATCCAGAAACTGGTCGAGAATGTCAGGCGCAGGCGCACCAGCGGCAATCAGCGCCAGAACGGCAGCCGACAGGCCGTATCTGATTTTTGCGTTCATGGATATTTATCAGGATTTATCGGTTTCTGCCCACGGACAGGTTTATCTGTTCCGGTCAGTGACTTAAGGTTGTGATTCCGGAGGAGTCTTCAGAGAACCAGTAATTCTTCCCGGTAGCTTTCCTTTGTAGGTTATCAACACATCCTGCGCCTCTAAAATTACGGGGCGCTTTTCCGGCGACTGCTCATCCCCTTCACATAACCCGGCAGCAACATCCAGGAAGACCTGTCTGATGCTCCTTCTGGCTGCTGCCTCATAAAACTCCAGCGCGGCACCTTCAACACGGTCCAGCGAGATGTCCAGGTCAAAAATTTCACCGTCAAAGCGTTTTTTGTCCCGTAACGCTAAAGTTACCGTAACTTTATTCTCAAAATTGCGGATCCCTTTCACAATCAGTTTATAGTTTTGAGTCATTGAATTACTCTCCCCGTGCAGCCTTACGACGGTCCTCTCTGATTTTGAAATACAGGTTAGTCAGATATGTCAGCAGCCCAAACAGCAGACTCCCCAGCACGCCTATTGCCGCCCACTGAGACGGGGAAACCCTGTCCAGCAACTGCAGGAACCAGTAGCCCGTTCCCACCGCTGACGTGGTGTATGACACACCTGTTGTGATTTTTTCCATCTGGTACATACCCCGTCTCCCGTTATCCGGAAGCTGACAACAATAAAAAAGCCACCAGTTAAGTACTGATGGCTCTGATAACTCATGCAGGCGTCTCAGACGACCCACTGACACTACCGGTGAGTTTAACGATACCTTCCATTTGACTGGCTCACTTTTTATGATGATGCCGGTGCATTTATCTCCAGCACCAGACTTTCTATCTCAACGCCATACGTTGCATTTTTGGTAATATCCGTCAGCGTCAGTGCATTTAGTCCCACTGTCAGACTGTCTTTTATGACCTGGAATGCCGGGCCAGCCACTCCATTCAGTTTCGGAGTAACCGTGGCACTGCCGGCGGTGAACACCAGCTCCAGCGTCTGCCAGTCGTTACTGTAATTCCCGAACTCGCCCAACTTTGTGTTTCCGGCTTTCTTGTGATGCATCAGATTCAGTTTGCCGTCTGTGGTCTGGGTGAAGAACGACATCAGGAACGGGTTACCAGTCCCGGTCATCGCCACGACGTCAGGTAACGCTACATCGGTATACAGATAAATTCCCAGACCGAACTGGTTGTTGGTCAGTGCGCCTGACAGTCGAAACTTACAGCTCAGTCTGCCACCCCGTGTCAGCAGGGAGACTGCGTCATCCACCGGGCGCGTCAGGGACCAGGCTTTATTGCTCTGCTTGGTGATCTTAAATACACCATCTGACAACTGAATTCCGCCATTCTTAATGCTCCAGCCCTGCGCAGCAGCATCTCCGGCTGTCGGCAACAGGGAGATTGTGCGTACGGATGCATCTTCAGACGGCCCCGATGGCGTGTCGCCGCCGGGCGAGGGTTTGATTTCCGGTGCCTTACCACTAATGAAGGCTAAGGTGCGACCGGCTACGTTCAGAATAGCAGTTGCCATACGATCGGGAATAATGCCACGACGCGCCCATGAGCTGAAATGCGTCGGGCGATTTGATGATACCCAGTTTTTGTTCGTTCGGGATGCCGAACCGTAATAACCAGACCCGGCAATATCAGGATCTTCTGACGGGTTGTTTGTCGGTGTATTAACTCCGCTACCATCGGTCATAAAGGGAACAAAATAAATCTGCTGGGATTCTTTACCTTTATATGCACCATATACCACTTCATATTGCGTACCGTGTTCTTGTTTCCACGCGTATGTCGTGTCGCCACAAATCCAGGGGACTGATGCCGGACTTCCACCGTGACACTGCGCTGCCAGCCCGGCAAGGTCAGCACGGAACTGCTGTACCATTGCAAGAAATGCTGCTGGCTGCTGGGCGTAACTGGCATTCGTCATATCGAATTCCCCCTGCATCCAGCATATCGCCAGCAAAACGTTTTTCGGGTTTTTCTGCAATGCTGCCTTCGTGCGGAAAAGCAGATCCTGATATAACGGCTTACCCACTCCCCAGCGAGCCGAATCCTGACTGGCTCCCGTGGACTCGCTGAATGTCCCCTCCGTGCCCTGGGTGAATGCCGAACCACCACGACAGCATGGTACCAGCAGGATCCCCGCATTATTAGGGATATACGGAAGCAGTTTTTTGGCAATATGTAAGCCCTGTCCGACACAGCCGTACTGCCCTTTGCTCAGGTCAGCCCGGGGATGGTTAATCGTACTCATATCCTGAACATCATGCAGACAATGGTCAGCAGGAATGATGTCGTTAAATACGCATACTTCACCACCGGGAGTCACTGTGTTACGACGGGCCAGTTGCTTAATGCGCGGATGGGGCGCATCGTATGAATCCGGAAGCGGAAGCCCTTCACCGTAAGCCATGGCATTGGATTGCCCGGCCAGTACGATGACGTAGTACCACTCCGGCTCAGTTGCACCACTGACGACCACATCACCTTCTGCTGCAATCGCCTGCATCAGGGTATAAGGGGTTATGGCCACCGGACTACCAAA